TAAAGCCAGCCCCGCCGCTTTTTGTTACACGTTGAACTTGTTTACCAGAGAAATGAATTCAGCGATCATTTCGGGTGGAGCTTTGCGGATTTCGGAATAAGAAGTCTTCATTTCCGCGCAAGCTTTTTGCGCTGCAGGCTTCATCGCGGCGTTGGCAAAAATTTCCTTCAACTGATCTGCCGGAGTTTTGGTTGGAGTCGCATCACCAACGGGCGGATTGGGAGCATCTACTGAACCGGCATCGGAATGATCTTCGCTGGAGCCTTCATGCTCAGAATCTTCGCCATCAACGATAGGAGAATCGTATCCTTCGTCGCGAGTATCTTCGTCTTCAAATCCGGGCCTTACCGGATTAACCGGAATTTCGGTAGGATCTGCTGCTTCATAGGCGTGAACATCGCTCACATCTTCGCTTACGTCTTCTTCTTTTGAGAAAACATCCATGTTTGCGATCTTTTCGCCACTGGCCAATCTTGCGGCCAGAGCTTCCATGTCATGACGCTTCTTTCTGGCATCATCCGCTTCAGGCTTGTAGCCATAAACGATAACGTAACCGGCTTCCTTGCCTTTTGTTTCGCAGGTTACGGTCGGAACTTTTGTGCCGATTGCCGGATGCTGAGAAAGAATCTGGCGACGAAGAATTGTGTTTGCGGTTCGTTCGATGAAGCGCTGCTTCTGAATGTAGCCATCGAAAATTTCAAGAACATCAGGAGCAGAAACATCGAGCCAGTAACCGGTTAAGCCGAATACCGGGATATAAAGCCAGGTGTCGTCAGTGGCGATCATTTCGGTTTTCTTAACAACTCTTTTGCGGGCCTGTTCGTCGTAAGCAGTGAAGTTGGCCTTGAACTGAGCCGGTCTGCGATCTCTGTGTCCGAGAGCTGCGATAGAAGGACTGTATTTGAGCTTCGCCTGAAGCTCCTGAAGCAAAACAGTAGACATGTTGATCATAATGGTCTGATCAATCGCTGCCAGGTTTCCGAGTGGAGAATAGCCGATGCCGATGCCGCGCATTGTGATTCCGGTGATGAGTCCGTTTTCGTCGGTGGTGTAATAAGGATTCATTACTTCAGCGCCGCCGTTTGCGATAAGCTTCTGGGGCTTATAGATTTCAATGCCGGCATACTGATTGGCTTTCTCCAAGCCAGGCGCACAAATCATTGGCTTTTTCGAGATAAAGCAGAACTGGTCTGGATAAGACAATTCGACTTTTGCCTTGAAAGCTCTGCGTTCCTGACCGCCTTCAACAATAAAGAATGCGGCCCCGTCTCCGAGTTTCAGCATGTTTTTCTGCTGAGTCAGAGTCAGCTGTAGCTGCAGCTTTTCGATAATCTGCTGAGCCTGTTTCGGGAAAGTAGCAAGCTCTTTGCCTGCCGATGGATTGGGGGATGGATTGGTTGACATAGAAATTCAGATTCTCCTAATTTGAAATACTACCGATAATCAGTAGCGGTTGTCAGGGTTGTTTGTATTCTCTTTTTTGGAATAATCGAATAGCTTCTTCGTTGGCATCTTTCAGTCGTTGTTCCAGTCCGACGATATATTGTCGCAAGGTTTCGTTTGTTTCGCGCAGCTCTGTGTTGTTTTTCGCTGTTTTGATCTGAGATTCGGCGAGAACAAGCATTTGCTCAAGACTGACGCCGTATCCGTTGGCCGGTTCATTTGAAAACAAAGAGTAGATAACAGCAATATCTTCTTGCGCTTTTCTTAAAGGATCTGTATATCCAACCGGAAGTTCTCTGATTTTTGATATCTGATCTTGAAGTAAAAGCAGTCTTTGCTTGATTCTATCTACGATAGATTCGGTTCTGTCGATTTCTGGAGTTTGGTGTTCGTCCATTTAAACCTTATCTCGATCTGTTTTTCAAGACCTACTCTGGTGTTTTGTGTTTCGAGTAAATCGCGAACAATACGGGCTATTCCCGCGTCAACGGCGCAGTCTATGTTTAAGTCGAAGCGCCCGTCTTCGCGGGATTCTATTATCGCGGCATTTCTCATTTGCCAAGGCCTTTTTTGATAAGCCTGGTAACAACCTCAGTTTCGGTGATCGGGTCTTTTGAGCTGTCTACAATCGCTTCGATTGTGTCAACAAGCTCTTTATCGAGCCGATATGACTTAAGGATCTTTTTCGGTCTGGTTTTAAGACGCGGCATTGTTTGCGTCCTCCTGTTTGTTTCCGACTATGATTACGTCTGTAATCAAGTTTGCGTGATCAGCCTTTTCCATAAGTTCTACGCCGTAGCTTCTTATGGTGGTAATCACTCTTTTGCCGCTCTCCAAAAGCGAACGGCTTGTGTTTGAAATGGTCATTCACAACCTCCTGTATGTATAACATCATCATACGTTTAACAATCAAACTTGTCAACGACTTTTTTATAATGTAAGATAAAAAGAGATTAAACCCTGAAAGGCCGCGTTAATGGCGAAAAGACGAACAACGAAACGCTCAGTGCTGGCAAAATACAACAAAGACATGCCGGAAAAACTTTTTGTATTGGCTAGAAAAGGCCTTCCGCTTTATGAAATTTGCGCTCAGCTTAAAATTACAGAGCTTGCCTTTCGCAAATACTGCGAAACCTACAAAGCATTCATGCAAGCATGGGATCTTGGCAGATCGACGCACAAAGATGATTTTATTTACGCTCTTGAAAAAGAACTTAAGCGCAAAACCAAGACTCGAAAAGTTACTAGGCATAAAAAAGAATATAGAGCAGGGAAAGATGCTGACGGCAATGATATAATGATTCTGTATAAAACTACAGAAGAGACAGACGAGAGAGAGGGTGATTCACTGCTTATTATTTATGCCTTGAAATGTCTCTCTCCCGAAAAGTGGCGTGATAACAATATCGTCAGCCCTGAGTCGGAAGATATTATTGAGCAGTCTAAGAAGCTCTATAAGGCGCTTATGGAGTGCGAGGCGGCTCTTGATCCTCTTGAAGATCGGGATGCCGGTCAGGTGATAACTTCCGAGCAAACGCCGCAGTTAACCGATCAGCGTGCAATATCCGACGCCGAATTAGTCCCGGAGAATAAAGTGTGAAAACGAGCAAGTATGATCCGATCTTTGAGCGCCATGAAAAAAAGAAACCATGGCAGTTAAGACTTTGGCCAATGCGCCCGAATGCAGAAGGTGTAAGATTTTCTCGTTCAGGGAAAAGATTCGAGGTGGTAGCGGCTGGTCGCCGCAGCGGCCCGCGTTCGCCCTCTGCTTGATTGCAGGGGGCGGGCGTGGGTGGCACAATAAGGAAAAACAGAAAGAGCTAAGCGAAAGTTTGTAAAGCGCGTAATGCGCGGAAATAACGGAACCTTTATCAATCCAAGATACTGTGTGAGCGCTCCCACGACTGCACAGGCAAAAAAGATTTTCTGGAATGATCTTAAAATGATGATTCCGCCGAATCTTATGGCAAAAAAGCCGAATGAGACTGATCTTATTATCCAGCTCATACAAGGCAATACAGAGATATTTGTTGCTGGATTGGATCAACCACAGCGAATCGAAGGCGCTCCTGTTGATGGCTTTATTTTTGATGAGTCAGACGATATTAAGTCTACTGCATGGGAAGCCCATATTTATCCATGCTTTGCAGATAGACACGCATGGGCAATGTTTCTTGGCGCACCAAACGGCATGGGATTTCTTCACAAGCTCAGTAAGAATGCCTTAACGAATCCTACTGAATGGGATTTTTTTCAATGGAAAAGCGCTGAAGTTCTTGATCCTGCTGAGATTCAGAGATTCAGGGCTCTTTACGACGAACGGCTTTTCAGGCAAGAGTTTGAAGGCGAATTCGTTAACATGGATGGCCGTGCTTACTACTCATTTGAAAAAAAGCATTATTCTTTTGAACTCGACTACAACATTTATGGCGATTTGATATTTTGTTTCGACTTCAACAGTTCGCCTGGTGTCGCCGTTGCTATTCAAGAGCAAAAGATGCCTTTCGGTCAGACAGAATATTGCCACACTCAGGGCGGCTTTGTTTATCAAAGCAAGCTTCAACCAGTGTGGGGCACCGGCATTATCAGCGAGGTCTGGATTAAAGAAAACTCTAACACAAAGCTGGTATGCGAAAAGCTTTTTGAAAAGTTTCACATACACCAGGGCAAAATTTTCTGTTATGGTGATGCCAGTGGCGGCAACCAGACAAGTTCTGGTTTGGCAGGTACAGATTGGGATATTATCAAAGACTTTTTTTCAAGAACGCCATTTTTCGACAGAATATTTTATAATGTTCCCCGGGCAAATCCCTCGGTCAGAGGTCGCATAAACGCAACCAACTGTCGCTTGAAAGCCAGCGACGGAACTATTCGCATGGCGGTAGACGCCAAAGACTGCCCCCATACAATAGAAGATTTTGAGCAGGTTACATTGTTAAACGGGGGGCTGTCTGATATAAATAAAAAGAAGAACATGTATTTAACACATCTTACAGACGCAATCGGCAGTTATATTGCTTATGAATTCCCGGTTGATAATCTTTCCAAGGTTACGATTCTTGACTGGTAACGATAGGAGTCTCTGAAATGAATTTTGATTTACCACAGACCACGACCTCTGAACCAAGCGAGGCGTATAAGCGCCAATACGCAGAATGGGCTCTTATCAACATTCTTATGCGCGGAACTACCGAAATCCGCAAACATGGAGAAAACTTTCTTCCAAAACTGACGAATGAAATCCAGAAGAATTACGATAATCGCTTAAGGAAAGCGGTTCTTGCGCCGTATTTCAAGCGAACAGTTAATTTCTCTACCGGCAAAACTTTTTACACTCCGATCAAGATGTTGCCAAAAGACGATCAGAAAGAAATCAATCCAAAGGTTCAGGCGATTATTGCAGACGCAACAGCCCGCAACGAAAACCTGAATGTTTTTGCCGCGCAGGCTTTTCGAGATGGATGGGCGAAAGGGCTTGGTTATATTTACGTTGACGCCCCTCGTTATGATGACAAAGAAGTTCGCACTCAGGCTGATTTGAAAGCGCAGTTTCCAAACGGACACAGGCCTTATTTCATTTATGTTCGTCCAGAACAAATGCTTGATATTATGTGTGACGCCGCTGGCAATATCATCTTTGCAAAGATGATTGAATATTACCAGGATTACAACGCCACGATTGGCCGGTCGGTTGTTAAGTCAAAAATCAGGATTGTTACCAAAGAAAAAATCGGTATCTATTATGCAACCGACGAAGATAATCAATCGCTCGATGTCAGTAAAGATCTTCTTCAGTTCAAGACCTACACGCTGAAGTCAGACGAAAGCTATCCAAACGCAATTAAAACTGTTGCTGTTTCGCCATTTTATACCGGCGAAAAGCACGGCGATTTCGAGGCGACAAGCGCTCTCATTGATCTGGCTTACTGCAATATTCAGTATTACCAGGATGAGTCTACGCATGAAAATGCGGTAAGCGCTGCTGAATTTCCGATTCTCGTAGGTCTTGGCTTTGATAATACTTCTGATCTTGAAATAGGGCCGCACAAAATTGTTGGAATTAAAGATACCCAGGCGAATCTAAAGTATGTAGAGCATTCTGGTAATGCACTTCAAATCGGCAAAGAAAACCTGGAAGAGCTTCGCATTAAAATGGCTTATTGTGGATTGAAGGCCTTGAAGTCCGACTATACCAGTAACAATTCCAAGTCCACAACTGCTACCGAAATTAAGGTAGATAATATCGACTCTAACGCGCAGCTCAGAATTGCCGCAAACGGCTTTACCGACGCCATAGACCTCGCCTTTTATTATGCAGAGCTTTTCATGGGAACTATCGAAGAAGGCGGAACCAACGCTGATAGTCAGGTTTATGCTTCTCTTGAGGGTATTTTCAGCATGACTACTGACGATATTAACGAAATCGTCCAGCTGATGAACCTTGAAGATGCCGGCAAGTTGCGACTTGAGACTCTTTTTCTTGAATTCCGCCGCCGCAACATTCTTGCTTCTGATGTTAATATTCTTTCAGAAGTTGATTTCGCTAAAGCCAACGGGGCTTATGGTGGAAATCCGGTTAAGCCTTCTGTGCTTGCAGCGTCCACAACCAAAGAAAACGGCGGATTACAAAACGAAGGTGGAGAGAAAAAGTCTGTTGGTCAGCGCACTTATGATAAAACAGCCGCTCTTGCCAAAAAAAACAAAGTCCTATCTACTGACGATGAGTTTAACCAGGAAACTGCTAAATAACTATGGCAAAAACGATAGGTCAGCAAATCGAAGACCTTTTTCTGTTGCACGCTCTCGATCTTGAATTGCTTAAGATTGATCGTGCGATAGATTATCGCGAACGCTTTGATGATTTAAAAAAAGAACTGACCAAAATAGTCGTTGCAGCGGATCTTGCTTCAAGCACGGCGGGAGGTTTGTCAGCGAGACTCAACAATCTTTCGTCTGAAGCCCGGGAGCTTATTGTTACGTTTTATGAAGAGTTAACCCAGGAAAGCAATGAATTTTTATCTGAGTTGTCAGCAATAGAATCTGAGGTTCCTGCGCGAAAATTCAATGCATTGCTCGATACTGATTACTTTAAAAACTCAACTGATCCGGCAGATGCAGATAAATTTGTTGGTGGTTTAATAATCATGGGCGCGGCACTGCCTGATTGGTTCGGCGCTCAATCAGAAGATCTGGTAAACAGATTTGACAGAACCGTCACAAATGCGGCTCGGCGTGGATTTTCTAACGATCAGATTTCTGCAAGAGTTGGCGGTACGCAATCGGCCAGTCGAATGAGGATTACGCCGGAGGTTGCCGATGCTTCTGGAGAAGTGCCAAGCTTTACTTATTCTTACCCCGTAACAGGTCGTTCGCAGGCAGACGCAACAACCGTAATGACAACCGCCATGCAGGCTGTTGTGGCGGATGTGTATTTTGACTTTTTTCAAGCCAACGATAAGGTTTTTCAAGGCCTTCAGCATAAATCTGTTCTTGATCTACTGACAAGTCGGATGTGTCGCGCTTACGCAAATCAGAGTTGGGATTTAAATGGCCGGCCTATTCTTGGCAACATCTTGCCTTATCCTGGTCGCCCACCGCTTCACTTTCGCTGNAGAAGCCAACATTTGCCTATTTTGTTTCCATTAAAAGACTTGCCGGCAGAATTANCCAATTCTTTTTCAAATGAAACTCGGCAAATGCTCTCACTGGATCGTGGTTTGGTGTCTGATTCAAAATCATTTAACCAATGGTTTTCTGGAATAGATCCAGCAAAAAGAATTGCGACTGTAGG